TAGAAGCAAGTGAACGATTAGCAAGAACTAATTGAACTTTGTAGCGGTTAGCTCCAGGCGCCTGATAGTTTGAAGCGTTTTGAGCTGGGTCGAGTAATGAGGTATCTGAAGATGATTCTATAATAGATTCTGTAACTTCAAATCCAATTCGTGCATTACCTGTTTGTGTATATTTGGAAACAGCAACAGTTTGAGCATCTACATCAATAAAGAAACCATCGTAATAGTAAACACCATTGTCAACAGAAAATATTTGACCAGATCCAACAGCTGTGGTGTTAGCTGAAACCGGTGAAGAACTAAAGGTAAGAATTGTTTCACTGCCAGTAAATGTACCAAAAATTGGACTGACATGTAAAGTTTTTGGATCGCCTGTACCAGAATCAGCATCATATACTTTAATGACTTGTGCTTTTTTGGTTGGGCTTTGAATATTATCTACAATTGTTTGACCAGCAAAGCTATTGATGTTTACTGCTGAACCGGCAAAAGTTGAAGATACATTGATGAAGGTTGTGTTTTGAAATACTGTTTGGCCACCAGTAACTACTGAACCATCTTTAAAAACAAAATCGCCAAAGCGTTCAGTTTGTTTTTGAAGAATAGTTTGAAGTTGAGTTAACTCACGAGCCTGAACCGCATAGCCAGGCTTAAAAAGCATGCGAAGAAACTTTTTGTCCTCGTCATAATCATCATAATATGGATTTACATTAAAATTTGTGTCAAGTGCCATTTATTCAGCCTTAAAAACTTATTGTCAATTTAATATTTTCTGCCTGACCATCTGCTCGGTCAGTTTTAACTGCATTTTCTATGTATAACATATCTCCAGAGTATGGTTTTAACTCTGGATTGGTTACGCCTGTTACTGTTCTTGATACGCCAGAAGTTGCACCAAAAAGAGGCAGACCAGTTACGAATGTTCCTAATACTCTAATTAAACGAACCTCATTTGATGTTTGAGCATTTAAGTAACCATAAGCACTTGCATTTGAAGCAGAACTACCTTGGTAAACATATTCATTCAAAGTATAACTTGATCCTGCCACAATATTCAAATCTGTTGTTTGAGATATTACCGTATTGGCATTAGAGGATTGTATTCTATTATTTGAGCCGTATTTATACGGATTCTGTAGGAGACCTATTTGTCTAAACGAAGTATCCACAGAAATTAAACCATTTTCAGTAGAATCTAACTCTCCAACACGAACCGCAATCATTGAAGTATTTGCGTATAGTTCTTGAGCAGGATTAGAAGCATGACCAAACAAAGGACTTATGATGACACGAGCATTAGCATTAGTGCCAGATCCATAGATAAATGCGTTTGCTCGAGTATAACCTGTACCAATGGTGGTCACATTAATTCTTGCGACATTTGCGTTGGTCGCGGAAACTGTAATAGCAGTATTTGATAAAACTGCGTTGGCCACAGCACCAATTCCGTCACCTTCAATATAAACACGAGTTGAAATTGTAATGTTATTTGCATTACCACCAACAGCCGTTGTAGCTGAAGATAAAGTAATTAAACCATTGGCAATTGCTACACCAGTGATATGTGTATCAGTAGCTAGACCTGTGCCAGAGATAGCCATATTTGCTAAATTTGCCAGCGTTGGGATGCTAAAGATAGCTAAAGTGTTTGCTGTATTAGATAAACGAATTGTTGTTTGGCCAGAAGTAAAACTATTTACACGAATATTAGATGCTTGGCGATAGTTTGTGCCGTTAGCAGTTACTACGATGGTGGTTAATTCACCAGGTAAAACTCCAATTGAACTTACTCCGTAATCTAGAGCTAATGTGGAGGATGGAGCTGGTAACCACGAATCATTTAAAAATTTGCTGGATGGCTGAACACTATACATGTATTTCCAAATATAACCATCAGCCGTAGCAATATTACCATTGGAAGTTGTGTAGTCGCCTGTTGGTTCTACGGTTGAGTTTGCACTAGCTGAATTTGATAAACACTTGTAAACATTTCGTGCTGAAGTAATTAATGACGCATTTGCGGTAACCAAAGTTTCTACATCAATTATGTCATCATACTGGCGATATTTGGTACTTCCTGTCCAATTGACCCTAGGAATGACAAGTTCTATGTCATTTCCAGTTACCTTTTTACCTACAAAGATGTTTTCAAAGGCCGCTTTTTCAGTATTGATGGTGTCAACAAGATTATCAGGAGAGGCTTCGTTATTGTAAGGAACACTATTGCCGAGAGTAACATATAAAACTGGACTGGTGTTTGTGACAATATCTCTGACCGAATCTCGTAAGAGCTTTGCGGAGTTATAACTAAGTTTTCTTGTATTAATTGAAGTAGGCATAAGTTCTATTTATGTCAGTATGATAAGTGTTTGGTCATTTGCGGTGGTTGTAAATGCAGAAGTAACCACTAAACTTGTGTTGCTGATGATTGAGCTAATTGTTCTAATTTGGCCATTGACCGCAACATTTGAGCCAATCGTAATAATACCTCTTGTGTTGGCAATATTGAACCTAGTTCCTGTGCCTGTTACATATATGGAACTATTAACATTGACCAAACCAGAAATTGTGTTGGTGGTTGTTTCGTCAATAGAAATTGTAACATTGGCTTCCGCCTGTTTATTTAAATCGGCATAATTTACAAAACCAGATGGATGTAATAGGCCTTTGAGAATTTGTTTATATTTGCTAAATTCAGTCAATGAAGAAGTTACATAAGCGTAATCGACATAGTAATCTGAACCTTGTAATCTTCGTTCAGGATTAGATAAGATAGAATCAGATGTAGTCCAACGACCAGGCAAAGCAGAATAAGATCCTCCTAATACAGCCTCAGCATCAGCATTACCATTTCCAGAATTAGTCAAATCAATTTCTGGAATGTATTGATAACCTACACCGCCTGTTAGCAAACGAATTCTTTGGATTTGTCCTGCAATTTGGTCAGCAATAGCTTGTAACTGTTCACCGCCTCCCATCAAAGAGGTGATTGCGATGTTGGCACCTGAACCACCAGATCCAGTAGAAACGGTAATTGTTGGAAAATTGTTTTGTGTATAGTTTATTCCGCCAACCAAACCATGAGCAAAAGAGCCAATTCGATAATTATTAGCAAAATTGCCTCCGCCAGATTCAAATGTAAACGCCACATTAACATTTGCGGTAGTATTAGATGTTACAGCATTAATAAATCTCTCTTGGCTACGAAGCACAATCTTATCACCAACTTGTAAATCATTCTGAAAGAAAGTGTTTGTACCAATAATTTCAACTGTATTATTTCTAACATTGGCTGTTCCAGCAATTTTTGGTGGTTGAATTTGAATTGATGTAATTGCGCCAGTTGCATTTACTGTTTTAACAGCAGCTGCAGCTCCTGTACCAATTGTGCCTGATGGGTTGGTGCCAAAAATAATTTCATCGCCAATTTTGTAACTTGAACCTGCGCCGTAAACATCTATTCGGCCAATGGAGCTAAAATCTTTAATATCGTAAAAAGTATTTCCTACAGCATACAAAGCACCTTGAGAATCTAATACAGCAGTGTTCACCGACACATTGGAGAAAAGAACAACGGCATTTGTAATTGGGCCTAAATCAGTAACAGTTAAACTTGTTAACGCATCAACAATTCGTGTGTTTACATTTTCAGTTAGTGCAGATGGAAATCCATAATTAGCCGCATTAATTAATGTGTTGGCAGCATGAACACTTCCATTAAAATTAAATATTTGGTCGGTGCCTATAACAGTATATGAAGTTGCTGTAAAATGAGAAGTGTTAATGCCATCAACTGCACCAACTAAGAGTGTAGTACCTGGTGTATTTGAACTGGTAATGCCAGAAGCTAATTTAAATCCTGCACCACCATAGTTTACAACAATTCTATCCGTAAAGCCAGCAGATATAGTTTCAACTTCAGCTGTGGCAGAAGTTGTAGCTCCACCGCCAAGAACAAGAACAGGATCACCAACATTATAACTTGAACCACCATTAATTACAGTTATTTGCGTAAGAATTGAAAAGGTGTCTGCTTCTAGTTGAATAACATTACCATTAGAATCAATGATATCTGTTGTAACTGTTTCACCATTTTGAAATTCACCAATAAGTGTTTTTGTGTTAACGAATAATTCAAAAGGCAAACCAAAATTCAATCGGTCGGTAATAATTCTTCGTGAAGCTCTTTCAATTAATGCTGTAGCACCAGATGTAGAACCAGTAACTTTGCGGTTTGTAAGAGCAGTGATGTCAAAATTATCATAGAAAATTTTAACTGAACTATTAGCTGCGGGCGGAGTAATAAAGATAACTTTACGAGATTCTTTACGAATGTAGTAATCAGTACCTTCAGTTTTAATTACGCCATTTACATAAACATCTATTTCTCCAGAACTTGAAGTTTGAGCAAGAAGAAATGTATTATTTGAACCATTACCTGTATAGATGCTTCGTATATCTGTTTCAATACCAAGAACATTATCTACTGTCCATTTACCATCAGAAGCACGCAAAACATTATTGCGAGGTTGAAGAATATCAACTTCATCATTAAACAACATTCTAAACAAAAGTTTAAATGATGCTTCGTTACCTTTGGCTAAGTAAAGTGGTAAAACATTTTTAATGAGAAATTCTTTATCAACAGCAACATCTTTAGGCAATAAAGAAGCGTAAGTATTAAAGAAGCTATCTTCAAATTCATTTAAAGAATAGTCAACATCGGAAAGATATCGTAAATCTTTAGCCTTCTGTGTTAAATTATTTAATTGGCCTGTTTGTTTTTGTTCTAAAAACTCATAGTAAGCTTCTAAAAATGTAATGAATAGAGGATGCTCTTCTCGAACAAATTCAGGAACCTGACGATTAATCAGTATTGAGGTATTTGCAAAAGACATTAGGCTACTTTAGTTAAATTAACAGTAATGGCCACAGGATCAGTTTCATCAATTGTAATAATTGTGTTACGGGCCGACTCAATGATACCTTCTTCAGCTTCAAATGATAAACGAATCAAATTGTCAGGTGAAGAAACAGATAGCATGTTGATATCAAATATTGTTACTGTGCCTACATTGTAATTAATTTCACCTGCTAAAGAATTTACAATTTGTCTTTGAGCATTGCTATCATAATAAATGGTTCTTAATGTACCCGTGGCAGCATCAATGATTGCAGAGGCTTCACCACCAAATCCATTACCACCAGTTATAGTTACAATAGCACGAGTATAATCAATACCACGGTTTGTTACACTAATACTTTGAATAACGCCGTTCACAATAGTGGCTTGAGCTGTTGCACCTGTGCCATCACCAGTGATTGTAACTGTTGGAGCGCTAAGATAACCAGAGCCTGGATTGGTAACTTCAATGTTAGAAATACCAGTAAATGATTGTGGCACTTCATCAAAGAAAACTGTTCTTCTTATACCATCACTATCAAACACATCAAACTCAGTTGATGTTATTTTATTTGTTACTGTACCACGATGTAACGGAACATTAAAATTAACTGTATAAGATTGTCGTGTGCCTAATTCTGGTTCAAATCGTTTTTGAACACGGGTAACTAATTTATTACCAACAATAGAATTTAAATCAACACCATCTACCGCAGTTTCTAATTTTGAATTAATAATTTTAGAAGCAAACTTATTTAAATAGGTATCAGCATAGTTTAAAATAGCGTTTGTAATTTTAGTTTTTAAAGCTGCTTCAGTATCCGTTGTTTTCTTTGGATCGTATTGTGTTCCTACATCAATTAATAGATACAAGAATTCTGGATCAATAATTAAAGATTGAACAGCAATAATGGCCTTTGGTGTAATAATTTCGTCAATGATACGCTGCTTCTCTGCCTCTGAAATATAATAGTTTTCTTTTGGCTTCATGGAGATAAAAACTTTACCATAAACAGGAGGATCGTTATCTTCTCCACCCCAAACAGAAATAGAATCAATATTTGGATAGTTGTTTAGAATATAAGTTTCATAATCTTTAAATGTAATTAGACGATTCTGCGTAGAGAATCGTGCAGCCGCTGAGAATTTAATATTGTCAACTGATTCACGGTCAGCACCACCAGAAGCAGCTGAAATTGGAGTAATTGTGAAGTTGGTAAGTGATTGACCCAATGAATCTACGGCTGAAGATAAAGCAACAAAGTTGTTCGCTTTGTTAGATGCGGTACCATTTGTTAAAAGATAAGTTACATTTACAATAGCACCATCAGGTAATGATTTACCTACTACATTGTTACCAAAATAAATTTGATATTTTCCTCCTCGTTCTTCTTGTAAAAAGAAAACTTCAGATGTAGCAGTAATATCTAATACATCGGTTACCTTTTCATAGGACTCCGTTGCTGTGTTAGAAGCCGAAGGAGTCACAGAAACTTTAATTGTGGTTGTATCTATATTTGTATCAGGTATTGTAAATGCTTGTTTTGGATTTGAACCTTGGTCATAGGTGAAAGAATAATTCACTAATTGACCTTCATAGATTTCTAGGTTTTCAAACAGATAAGATGAATTAGCTTTTGTTGCGGTAACCTCATCTAAAACCACAAAGTTATAGGCCTTGCTATCAATTTGATTTGAGAGAAAAGCATAACCTGCTGGCAAAGTTAATGTGCCTGCAGAAGTTGTAGTAGAATTTGCCAATAAATTAATGATTGATACAGGCGCTCGTGTGGAGTAAGGAGTATAACCTAGTGTTTTAGCGTGTGATACCGCCGACTCCCGCAGAATAGCGGTGTCTAAAAACGATTCATTTGCAACCATGTTTAAATAATACGCATTGTAGTGAGTATTGTAGGCAAGAATATCTAAAAGAATATTTAAGCCAGCACCATCAAAATCGTAATCTGTAAATTCAGATTGTTGCTTTAGAAAAGCTTTTAAGTTATTTTTAATTGTGTCAAAGTCAAGCTCTGTCACTCGTAAACGGTTTGCCATTTTTATCTAATTCTCTCTAAAAAGAAATTAATTGTAATTGGGTTTGGATTATTAATTATGAAAAACTCCAAACGAATTTTATATGCATTTTCATCGGGCGCTGGCACAGCATCTACTCTAGATACTTGAGCACGAGGTTCAAAATTACCAATTACCTCTGAAATCTCTCTTTCTAGTTGTGCCGAAGTGACCGAGTCCACCTGTTCAAATAAAAGGCGCCGCAGATTGCTGCCAAGTTCAGGTTGAAAAAGCCTCTCATAGTGGTTTGTCAATATTAAATTTTTAATAGAGTTAATAATAGCAAACTCATTCTTGTGAGTATTGATATCTTTTTTAACTGGATGAATGGTAAAATTCAAATCCAGGTCTCTAAAAGTGCGGTCTGATTGTATGTTTACGGTTGCCATTTTCTATTTATTCTAGTTTGGAGGGCCTGTGTTACCACCACCAGGTAAAACTCCAGAGTGAGTATGTGTAGCAAGAACTGCTCCACTATCAGTAACTACACCTGAGGCTGTGATATCGCCAGTAACATTTACATCGCCTGTTAAATTAAACGAAGAAGCTGTGGCATTAACTGTTCCACCCACAGTCATATCTACTTTACCACCAACATCGGCAGTAACATTACCATCAACATCTGCAATAACATTACCATTAATTGTTGCCTGTAAATTGCCGCCAATTTGTGCGGTAACATTCCCATCTACAAACAAATTAACATTGCCTTGAACATATACTGAATCATCACCAATTATGACACTAAACTTATCTCTTTGGATTCTCTCAGAACGGTCTCCAGCAGGTCCCCATTCAACATACGAACCAGAGCGATGGTACAAGTGTATCCTCTCAGCTCCTTTCGTGTCATCAAACTCCATGGCATGCCCGGATTCAGATTCATACACATTGTTATACGGGTAAATTGCCGCATAGTATGAATTTGGTTCTACTTTATTTGCCTTATTTGCCGCTTTACTTTCATTAATGGGGGATG